TAAATTAGGTATAATTGCGCCCAAATAGTCTTGCCCGACTGGTAAGACGCGGGACTTAGGAGAGGTTTATGCCTGCGTCGATGACATTTACCAGTTTGCAGTCGGACATCCGCAACTACCTTGAACGTGGTGGTGCGACCGACCCTATCGTTTACGAGCAGATTCCCCGGCTAATTACGCTGGCCGAGCGGCGGATCGCCCGTGAGCTGAAGATCCAAGGCTTCCAAACGGTGGTCAATAGCGTCATGCAAGCCGGGGTAGCGGTCTACCCGAAGCCGGATCGCTGGCGCGACACCATCAGCATCAACTACGGCACCGGTACTGGGAACAATACCCACACCCCGGTGTTCCCCCGCGCCTACGAGTACATCCGCTCCTACTGGCCGAACGAGACGCAGACTGGTGGCCCGCAGTTCTACGCGGACTACGACTACAAGCACTGGATCTTTGCGCCGACGCCGGATGCCAACTATCCGCTCGAAGTGCTTTATTACGAACTGCCGCCGTTGCTGGACGACACAAACCAGACCAACTGGCTGACGGAGTTTGCTCCGAATCTGCTGCTGTACGGATCGCTGGTGGAGGCTACGCCTTTCATTAAGGATGACCAGCGCGTGCAGTTGTGGCAGTCCTACTATGACCGGTCGCTGGCGGCGCTTAATGGCGAAGATCTACAGAAGATCGTGGACCGCTCGACGAATCGCCGGGAGGCTTAATACGTGACTACATACACCAATACTTTCGGCGGCACGACGATCTATCCAAGTGATGTCTCGTATCGCTATGTCTCGCTAACGATTGATCAGGTGCTGGACTGGCCGCTTGAGGCGGCTCCGACTACGAACGTCGTCGCGTCCATCATGGACATCAATGCGACGACTAGCAGCCTTGTCATCACGATGCCGGATGCAACTCAAGCCGGTACTGGCCAGACGGTGCTGTTCAATAACGTGGGGGCTAATACCTTCTCCGTTAAGACCAGCACTGGAACATTGATTTGCGCGCCGCAGTCGGGCACGACGTTTCAGATTTACCTGACCGACAACAGCACAGTAGCGGGCACTTGGCGTTCGTTCCAGTATGGAGCTTCGGCTTCCGCTACGAATGCGGCTGCGCTGGCTGGGCTTGGTATCAAGGCGATTGCAACGACCCTCAACCAGTCGATGCCGGTCGGCACGTTTAGTACTAACTACACCACCGGTAGTAGTGATCGAGCAAAGGTGCTCGTATGGAGCGGTGGAGCAGGGACGCTTTCTCTTACTTCGGCCCCGACTGTGGGAGCAGACTGGTTCGTCAATGTTCGCAATAGCGGTACGGGCGATCTGACGATTGATCCCAACAGCTCTGAGCTGATTAACGGCGGGGCCACGCTTATTCTGGCTCCGGGCGATAGCTGCATTGTAGTCACGGATGGCACTCAGTTTTGGACCATCGGCTTCGGCCAAGCAGCGGTATACGCCTTTACGGTTCTGTCGATTGATGTCTCCGGTAGCGGTAATTACACTCTGTCGATTGCCGAGCTAAACAAGACGGCCTACATCTTTACCGGCACGCTGACGGGTAACCGGGACATCATTGTTCCAACCACCACTCAGCAGTACTGGGTTAGCAACCAGACATCTGGTTCGTTTACGCTTGGCATCCGAACCGCATCTCAGCCGAGTCCGGGCGTGACTGTTGCTAGCGCAGCAAGAGCGATCTTGTACTGCGACGGCACCGATGTGGTGGATGCCGACACGGCAACGATTGGTATTCCAGTTGCGGTTTCGCAGGGCGGCACTGGAGCCACTACCGCTTCTGGCGCTCGAAGCAATTTAGGTGCAACCACGATTGGTAATGCGGTCTTTACGGCTGCTACTACTTCGGCTGCGCAGATTGCTCTCGGGCTTGACCCGATTGAGGGCGGTACTTACTGATGCCGTTGCAACCGGTCATTGTTCGCTCTGAACCCGGTATCAAGCGCGACGGTACCAAGTTCGAGGGAAATTATTACGTTGACGGCCAGTGGGTCCGGTTCCAGCGTGGGCTGCCGAGAAAGATCGGCGGCTATCGTGCGCTGCAAGATCAGTTGGATGGTATCGCTCGCGGTATGCATACCCACAACCACAATGCGTATACCTACGTCCATGTCGGCACATCGGATGGTGTTTTCCGTTTTCGCTTAGAGCAGAACGGCAATAGCAGTATCGTCACGAATCGAACTGACCCGAGCTATGTCTCGAATTTAAATGCTCTTTGGCAGTTTGACATTGCGTACAACACGACCAACGCTCAGAACGAAATCTTGGCGCACTATGCGCCGAACCTAGAAGACATTTCTTCTGACGCTAACGGGCAGCTTTACGCGGGCTACGACAATGGCACTAGCACGCTGACTCCTGTAGCGGGCATCACGGTTTCAGGCGGCATCGTTGCTCTGGCTCCGTATGTTTTTGCCTACGGATCAGATGGTTTCATTCAGTGGAGCCGCGCTGGCTATACGGATGACTGGACTAATGGTGACGCTGGTGCTGCTCGTGTTACCAGCCAAAAGATTGTCAAAGGTCTGCCGCTTCGATCCGGCGCCGGTAACGCGCCGTCCGGCCTCTTCTGGTCGTTGGACTCGGTAATCCGGGCCACGTATGTCGGCAGTTCCGCTGTATTCCAGTTCGACACGATCACCTCGCAGTCGAGCATCCTTTCGAGCCAGAGCGTCATTGAGTACGACGGCATCTATTACTGGTGCGGCGTTGACCGATTCTTGATGTTCAACGGTGTTGTACGCGAAGTACCGAACAGCCTGAACCTGAACTGGTTCTACGACAACTTGAACTTTGCGCAGCGCCAGAAAGTGTTTGCCGTCAAGGTTCCGCGTTGGGGCGAGATCTGGTGGTGTTACCCCCGTGGCAGCGCAACTGAATGCACCCATGCTGTGATTTACAACGTACGCGAGAATACGTGGTACGACACGGTTCTTCCGGCTAGTGGTCGCTCTGCTGGTCAATACGCTCAGGTCTTTAGCTCGCCGTTGATGATTGGCGTGATCGACACCGAGACGACGCAGTACCGAATTACCGAAGATGGTGACTTGCGCATTACGGAAGACGACGATCCGCGTATCATCAATGACCCCAAAGGCTACGTGGTGTGGCAGCACGAATTCGGCACCGACGAGATTAACGGCTCGCAGATTCGCCCGATTCCCTCGTACTTCGAGACGGCAGACATGTCGCTGATTGCTTCTGATCAGCCGCAGAATATGGCCATGCGCGTTGAGTTCTTGGAGCCGGACTTTGTTCAGTCTGGGAACATGACTGTGCAGATCACGGGTCGAGCTAACGCCAAAGCCGGTGAAGTAACTAGCGATCCGCAAACCATTTACGCGGTGCCAACCGAGAAGCAACAGCAGTTGGTGTACTTCCGCGAGATTCGCCGCGAACTACGGTTTCGCTTTGAGAGCAACACGCTTGGCGGTAACTACCAGATGGGCCAGATCATTGCGCACATCGAAGCGGCTACGGGAACGGTCTTGGGTGAAAATCCATGAGAACACACCGAATCGTAGACCCGCGTGGCATCGACTTGCAGGGCTGGGCGGATACGCTCTGCTTGGATCTGGATGAGTATGCTGTCATTCCGCAGTTGTATAGCGCGGATGAGTGGCAGAACTGGGCAGCGGGTCTGATCAGCATCAACGGCATTTCACAGTTGAACCCTCCGTCGCCGTATCAGTTTGACGACTGGCGCGAGTGGGCGCTTCGGTTCTATCAGGTTTTGAACTAGGTGATCTATGGCTAACTACTACACGTATGGCACGGTTCCTGACATTGACGAGACTTTATTTGGTCCGTCAGTAGACCCTGCTTCGTTCGAATCGGCAGCGCCGATAGATCGTGGTTTGCCCGGTGAGGAGCCTGTTGGCCCTTCGCCGTTGGACTTTGCTGATGAGCCAGTGCCTGCTAATCGTCCGCTTCCGGATGAGACTCCGGTTGGCCCATCACCGCTATCGACTCCTCAAAGCACTAGCGCCGTTGCGCCGCCATACATCCCGCCCGGCCTTGAAGCCGCATTCTTGCGTATGCAGGGCAAGTCTCCTGAGCAATTGGCGGCTAAGGAAAAGGCCGCTGCGCAAACCAAGCCGCAGCGTGAAGTGCTGTCTGATTTGCTGAAGGCTGGTCAATTTGATCAGGCATTCAAATACGCCAAGGACAATGGCGTTCAGAATCTGTTGATTGATCCTACGGAGCTTAAGACGCTGCGCGGCCCGTTTAGTAACGATGAGATGAAGTCGTTCTTTGCTGCTATGCCTAAGGATTTGATGGGCGAGCAAGATGAGAGGGCTGTTAAGTTCACGCCGGATAAGGCGTTGGATCAATCTCTTCAGGTTGCCAGCATTCCAAGAGAAGGCATTGCTCAGGGTCCGCTTGGCGACATCATTGGTTATCCAGATGTTCAGCGAGCCTTTGAACCGCAACAACTTGTTAAAGAGCCGAACGCTTTTGACAAGCTAATTAAAGCCGCTGTTTATGGTGGTCTTGCTTTCGCAGGAGCTACCGCGCTTGCTGGGTCGAGCGCACTTGGTAAGGCAATTGTTCAGTTGCCAGAAACTCTTGGCATTAAAGTTGGCGAGGCTCTTGGAGCTAACACGCTTAGCAGTTTGCAAGCCAAGATGATTGGTAACGCGATCATCTCTGGTGGCGTGACTGGAGCAAAGGGCGGCGACCTTGAAGACATCTTGAAGTCTGCTGCGCTTGCTGCTGGGTTTACCTACGTTAGCGACAAGGCAATCAAAACTATTGCCGAAGGCTTGCAAAAGACTGGCGTTACAGAAGCAGTTAAGAACATTCCCGGCGGCGATGTAACCGCAGTTGATCCTTCCGTTGCGGCAGATGTTGCCAGCAAGGTCAGTCAAGGGCTTGATCAGTTTACTGTCACGTTCTCTCCGGCTTCAGCGGCTGCGCAAATGGCAACGACAGTCGGAGCTTTGGGTGCTGCTCAAGCAACGACGCCAACTGACGAACCAGAAGTCAAGGTTACGACCAAAGCGGAAAAGCCGATCGAAGCTCCGCCTGTTGTTACCGGCCCGATAGATACAGCTTTTGAAGCCGCCCCAGAAGTTGGCGGTAAGCAAGAGGTTAAGGTTGAAGCCCCGGCTGATAAGCCCGTGGAGACTCCGCCTGTTGTTACTAGCCCAGTTGATACTGCCTTTGAAGAAGCGCCAACTGTTGAGGGCAAACAAGAAGTTAAGGTTGAAGCACCTACTGAAAAACCAGTTGAAACACCTCCTGTTGTTACTAGCCCGATTGATCAAGGTTTCGAAGCAGCCCCTGAAGTTGGCGGCAAGCAAGAGATCAAGGTCGAAGCGCCCGCTGATAAACCTGTCGAGACCCCGCCTGCGGTTATCACTAGCCCAATTGATCAGGGCTTCGACCCTGCTCCGGAAGTCGGTGGAAAGCAGGAAGTTAAAGTAGAAGCGCCCGCTGATAAGCCCGTTCAAACGCCGCCAGTGGTTGTCACCGGCCCGGTTGATACTGCCTTTGAAGAAGCGCCAACTGTTGAGGGTAAGCCGGAAATTAAAGTCGAAACTCCGGCTGACAAGCCGGTTCAGACTCCGCCTGTAGTCGTGACTCCGCCGCCTGCTAAAACTGAGCCTCCTCCGGAAGAGAAAAAGCCTGAGGAAAAGAAGAAGGAAGAGGAAGATCCGCTCAAGGCGCTTCTTGATAAGTACGGCACTCTTGAAAACTTCCTGAAGCTTCTCGCAGCCTTTGGTGCGGCCGGATCAAAAACGCCAACGACTCCGGTGACCAAGCCGACGGTTCCAAGCATGGGCGGCGCGTTGCCGAAGTACACCTATGCACGCAAGCAACTGAGTCCGGATATTGACTACTACACCTACGGCACTCGGCCTGAAGCTAAGTTCTTCGAGGACACGGTTCAGTTGGAGAAACCGCAGCAGCCGGAAGGACCGCCTGCCAAAACGCCAGAAGAGGATTTGGTTATTGGCGGAATGGCGATGATCCCCGGTATTAAAGACGGGGTAGAGGGGTATTACACCGATACCACCATGAAGAATTTTGTGCCGAACCCCAAGCCTAAAGCCAAGGGTGGACTGACCGGGTATGCCGATGGCGGCTCCAGCGAGACCCGCTATTTCGACGGTCCCGGCTCGGGTCGCGATGACAAGATCCCGGCTCTTCTGAGCGATGGGGAATACGTGATGGATGCAGAAACGCTGGCCCTTTTGGGGGACGGCTCGACCAAGGAGGGTGCTCGGCGCATGGATAAGTTCCGTGCTAAGATCCGACAGCACAAGGGTCGTGCCCTCTCGCGTGGCCAGATTAGTCCGGACGCAAAGTCGCCCGATAAGTACATGGGCGGAGGGTTGAGCTAATGCCTGCTGTAGATTTTCTTTTCGACGGGAAAGCCCCGACTCCTGGCACCACTAGCACTACATCTCAGGTTCAGTTGCCTGAGTGGTATACCCAGTACACCACTGAAATGCTGGGCAAGGCTCAAGGCGTAGCCAATCTTCCGTATGCCCAGTACACAGGGCCGCGCATTGCTGGCTTTACGCCAACGGAGAAGACCGGCTTTGAGATGACCAAATCGGCGGCTGGCGCTTATCAGCCGTTCTTGGGGCAAGCCGGAGAAGCCTTAACGGGAGCTGGTCAAAGCTTTCCCGAGGCAGTTAACGCATACATGAACCCCTACACCCAGAACGTGGTCAATCAGATCGCGGAGCAGGGTGTGCGTCAGCTAACGGAAAAGTATCTTCCGGCAGTTGGTCAAGAGTTTATTCAGGCTGGCCAGTTTGGCGTCGGCCCCGGCTCGACCCGTATGGGCGAGTTTGGTGCGCGTGCGCTGCGCGACGTTCAGCAGAACGTTCTTGCTGAGCAAGCCAAGGCGCTTCAGGCTGGCTATGGTCAGGCTGCGGACATCTTCCAATCTGATGCTGAGCGAAAGGCTCGGTTGGCTGGTACGGCAGCGGACATCGCTGGCATGGCGCAGAAGTACGGTCTGACTGGAGCTGAGGCGGTTGGTGGCGTTGGCGAGAAAGAGCGCGCCATGCAGCAGGCTAACCTCAAGTTGGCTTACGAAGACTTCTTGCGTCAGGAAGGTTATCCGAAAGAACAGATCCAGTTTTTGTCAGAGATTCTCAAGAACGTTAATTTGCCGAAGACGGAGATTTCTCAGACTGTTGAGACTGCGCCGCAACCGGGTGGCGAGTCGGCCTTTGAGAAATTTATTAAGGGTGCCGGTGGCGCAAGCGAAGTCATTGATCTCATCAAGAAGTATTTCCCTAGCGGCTCTTCAAGTAGTGGCGATAAAGTTTCTGATGAAACTGGTCAGTACGATCCGGCTCGCGGTAAGAGCGAAACGATTACCGTCACCCCGAGTGAGGGGGGTTAATCATGGATGAAGATAACGAACTGACTGGGCTTGAGTCCGACTTTGAGCAAGAGCCGGCTGGCGCTTTAGAAGCGGCGACTGACTACGAGACGGAGTACCGCAAGCGGGTCAAGCAGCGCGAAAGTAAGTTTGGCGAAATGATTGGCGCGATTGATGCTGCCACCAAAAAACTTTTAGAGAAGCCAGTTCAGGAGCGGCCCGGTTTCTTTCGAGAACTAGCCGGCGCTTTGGCTCGCCCGACTGATCCAAAAGATCCACGCTTCTACGAGAAGCGTAATTTCTTTACCGCTCTTCGAGACGTTGGCGAGTACGGCGCTAAGCGTAAGGAAGAAGAAAAGAAGCTGCTTGAGGCTCGTCAGTCTCAGGTAGAGAAGCTTCAAGATCTAAAGCGCAAGTATGAATTTGAAGAAGCGCAGTCTCTTGAGGATCGCGCCTTCGAGGCAATGAAGACTTTTGGTAAGCCGCAGAAAGGAAGAACCTTGGTTGCGGATGCTCAGAAGATTTTGGATCTTGAGTCAATTATTAGTAGTGACACCGCTTCTGCAAATGCAAAAGCCGCTGCTCAAACTCAGTTGAAACAACTGACTGAAGGCAGGTCCGAGGCTGACAATACTCGCCTTGGTCAGTTGGCCCGCGCCCTAAAAATGTCCAAGAGCACGAATCCTGCCGAGCGAGAAGAGGGCTTGATTCTCTTTAACATTCTGAGCAAGGGTGGCAGCGACGGAAAACAGTTAACTCTTTCGCAGCTAAGACAGGACGAAGAAGTTCTTCGAGCAAGAGGTTTGCTCAAAGGAATTCCTCAGCGTGATATCGACATGGCTTTCCGTAAAGGCCAGTACCGGAACGCCAGAGAAAATGACATCGTTAGGGCATATAACATTGCAAGCAGAAAGACGTATGCCGAGATGCTGGCCGGCGGGGCCTCTGCTTCTGCTCCCGCTCCTGCTGATGACGAGGAAGTCATCGAAGAAGAAATGCCTTAACGCGAGGGCGATCCATGCCTGTTTATGAAGTTCGTGGCCCGGATGGCAAGAAGTTTCGCGTTACGTCCAAAGAGGGCCAGACGCAACAGGACGCCAACCGGTACATCTTTAGCAAGTACTACGGCGATAAGCCCGTCGATGTAACGACGGTATCCAACCTTGCTACTCAAGTTCCTGCTATGCCGGCTGAGAAGCCGAAGCAGGAGCGATCGTATGTCCCGGCTCCGTCAATTGTTGAGAAGGCGTTGCAGCCAATCACGACTTATCCGGAAGCCGTTCAGCGTGCAGCAGGCGAGAGCTACGAGTTTGCTCAAGAAGGCGTTGCGCAGTTGCAGAAGCCTGAAATCCTTGAGAAGGCTAAAGGCGTTGGCAAGATCGGCCTCGGCATGCTTGGCGTTGCCACTGCCCCCGTAGAAGCCGCGATCGAGACCGTAGCCGGTAAGCCAATTGAAGAGGCTGTCGGCATCCCGTCAGAAAGCACCGAGTTAGTTCTTGGTATGGCGTTGCCGTTTGGCTCCAAGACAAAGCAGGTTAGACAGGCGGCAAAAGAACTTCAGGAAAAGACCGGCGTTGATGTACTCGAAGCTACGGCTGCGGGGCAGGCTGAGAAGACCGCTCGTGAGCAGGTCATCAAGTCTACGCAGGCTCCTCTGCCAATCGAGCAAGTCCGTGGCGGCATCGCTGCTAAACCAATTCAGATTTATCAGGACTACGTTGGCCGGCCCGCGCTAGAGTTCATGAAGCAAAGCCCTCTGTCTGCAACAACTGGTGCAGCAACGAGCGTCTTTGCTTTGGAGAATTTGCCAGAAGACGCCACGGTCGAAGACAAGATGAAGGCCATGGCGCTTGGCGCACTTGCCGGTTTCAGTGGAGCAAAAGGTACTAAGTACATAGCCGGCAAGATCCCCGCCGGCAACGATGAGAACATTGCCAACTGGTTCTCTCGCATGACCATAGACAACTACGGTCTGCCTGCTGACTATTTGGAAGTTAAGCAAAACGCCAAGATCTTCAAGAATCAAATGTCGTCTGACTTCTTGGATCTAACTCGTGACGTTGCCAAACTGTCGGACGATGAGCGCCGCACCATGTACTACATGATGCAAGGCGAGGCTGTACCAGTTGAGAACTTGGCGGGCCTTAGCGAGAAGGCGCGAGAGACAATCACCAAGTACGGCCAGAAGATGGTGGACGTTGGCCTGCTTAACCCAGAAACATTCGAGAAGAATGCCGCCACATATCTTCGTCGCGAGTACACCAGCAAGCTGAAGCCTGAGGGGCTGATCAGTAGGGCTGCGAATAATCTTCGAGTCATCGGCTCCAGTCTGAAGCCGCGTGGCGTTATCGTCGAGATCTCGCCAAAGAATCTGTCCAAGTATGAAGCCGACGGGTGGGAAAAGTTTGGCGATGCCAAGGGCGGCAAGATTAAGGTTCGCCGGCAGTTGACGCCAGAAGAGCGACGAGCCAAGGGTGAGATCGACGACGCTGCGTATGCGATCGCTCGCACTGGTCAGCTTATGACCAACGACATTGCTACATACAAGATGTACGACGATGTCTCTAAGATGAAGCAATACGTTAGCGACGAGCCGGTCGAGGGCTGGGTTCAGATCTCAACTGACAAAATCCCCAAGACCAATGTGACTCGCTATGGCAACTTAGCCGGCAAGTACGTCTCGCCGGAGGTTGCCAAGGACTTGCAGGGACTTGAGTTTACTCGCGGCCTGAATCGCAATCCGCTGTTTAGAACTTATCGCGATGCGCTCACGGCATGGAAGACCGGAAAGACTGCGCTAAACCCAGCCGTTCACATGAACAACGTCGTGTCGAACGTAATGATCTATGACCTTTCTGGGTCAAACTGGTCATCGTTGGCATCGGCTGCGAACGAACTTCGCAAGGGCGAAAAGAGCGATCTGTACAATCAGGCGCAAAAACTTGGTGTATTCGACGCCGGATTCTCGGCGCAAGAACTTGGTCGCGAAGGAAAGCAGGTTCTTGATGCGATTGAGAAGTCTCGTCCCGCAGATAACGTTGTTGACTCTGCGCTAAAGATTGCAAATGCAGGCTGGCAAAAAACCGGCGGAAAAATCATCGATGCTTATCAGGGCGAAGACAGTATCTTCCGCTTCGGTATTTTCGTTGATCGACTCAAGGCTGGTATGTCGCCAGAGGATGCGGCTAAGGAAGCCAAGAAGTGGTTGATTGATTACGAGATCAATGCGCCATTGATCCAAGGTATGCGCAACACGACGCATCCATTCATTGCGTACAGCTATCGTGCTATTCCGCTGCTGGCGGAGTCCGCTGCCCTGCGGCCGTGGAAGTATGCCAAGTGGGCGGCGCTTGGATATGCAGTCAATGAGTACGGCGAGTCTGAATCTCCGGGCCGTGACATCGAGGCCGAGCGGCGCATGATGCCGGAGCGCCAGAAGGGAACCTTGTTTGGTATACCCGGTGCGCCGCCGACCATGATCAAGCTTCCGTCTGAAGAGCCGAAGCCGGACGAGAAGGGCGAAGTCCCGCCATCAATGTACCTCGATGTGCAGCGGTTCATTCCGGGTGGCGACATCTTTGCTACGACCGAAGCCGCCGGCCGGCGAGTTGAGTTCTTGCCGCAGTTCTTGCAGCCGGGTGGCCCGATATTTGATGCCATCACAATCTTCCAAGAAGGCCGCGATCCGTTTACTGGGCAGGACTTGCCTGGGCTAAATGTAGGAGCGACCGAAGGCGAAGTCCGCGCCAACAACGCTGCCATTAAGGCTAGCCGGTTCATTACTTCCTTGCTGCCCAATCTGCCGGGTATCCCCGGTATGCCGGCAACGGAGAAGTTTGAGAAGGCAGCGGCAGGCGCAGAGACGATGACTCAGCCCAAGCTGTCTGTTGCTCAGGCTGCGTTGCAAACCTTTGGCATCAAGGTCACACCGATCGACCTCGATAAGCTGACCATGCAGCAACTGTTCTCGATGGATCGCGACATCGAAGCGGCGGCTAAAGACTATCAGTCAAAGCTTCGTAAGCATGAACAAGGCTTGATGGACGATGATGAACTGAAGGGGCACTCGGACACTTTTAATACTCGTTTAGAAAATATCTTCAACAAGTATGAGAAGCGCGAGAAAGGCCCGAAGGCTGAAGAGGCTAAGGAGCCGGCAGCGGAAGAGCCAAAGGCTGAAGAGTCTAAGGCTGAGAAAAACGTTGTCCGTTTTGTTGGCCCAGATGGCAAGCCTTACAACGTCAAGACAAAGCCTGGGCAGACCGAGGCCGATGTTGAGAAGTACATCATGGATAAGTACTACGGCGGCAGTTCTAAGGAAGGCCAAGAAGCCCCGGCAGAATCTCCGCCCGCCCCTGCCGCTGCCCCTCAAGGTTACTCTTTTGAGGAGCTGACCCCTGACCAAAGGAAGCGTCTTCAGGATCTGATGTCGTCTACCCGAAGCCCCGAAATGGGCGGCGGTCTTAATCCAGAGTTCTTGTTAAATGCACAAACCTTTAACGCGACTCCGCTAGAAAAGCGCAAGGAACTGTTCCGCCTTTTGGCTCAAAATCAAAGAGCGCATGGCGGAGTGATTCGAAAAAATCAAGGCGGTTTAGCAGACTCTGGAGAAGACTACACCAAGTACAACGCTCGAATTCTCAGAGCGTTAATTAAGCGTTACGGAAGCGAGCAAAAGGCTCGCCAAGTTATGCGCGAGACGGACGGCGGTGAGCTGTTGAGAATTATGCAGGAAGAAGAAGAGAAATCTTCATACAGCCCAGAAGAACAGCTCTTGCTAAAGCGGTACGCAAACAGGTAGAGTCAAGCCCATGAAAAAGAAGGACAAGTACGTTCCCGTCCAGATCGAAGACGGCAAGTGGTACAGGGTCCGTGGGTACACGCACTCGGAGTGCTGTGATTGCGCGTTGGTCCACAAGGAAGAATATCGTCTGGTTGATGGGCACCTAGAATGGCGGGCCTCCCGAGACGATAAAAAGACCAATGCTCGCCGCAAGAAACTAGGAATAAAGGTGAATCGTGCCTCAGCTATCGACTGACGAGGAATTCATTACAGCGTGGAAAAAACTAGGCGGAGCCAAAGCGGTATCAGAATACTTCCAGATGAACATCCGTGCCGCACGGATGAGGCGAAGAACGATTGAACTTCGATACGGTATCGTTCTGGAATCCAAAGACAACGGCAAGGGAACTAGCTGGCGCAAGAAGGTTGGCGAGAGCCTGAACCAGTTAGCCGAGAAGCGTTCCCGTAACTACAAAAACCAGATCGACGAGACGCTGCATGACGGCGTTCTCATGGTGGCATCGGATGCCCACTACTGGCCCGGTATCGTCACCAAGGCTCACGAAGCCTTTTGCAAGTTAGCTAAGCAACTTAGTCCGAAGATGGTCATTCTGAATGGCGACATCTTGGACGGCGCTCGAATCTCCCGGCACGCCCGCATCATGTGGGAAAAGCAGCCGGAGTTGAAGGACGAGATCCATACCGTGCAGGATCGCTGCGCTGAGATCGAACGTGCGGCCAAGGGAGCCAAGCTCCTGCGAACGATCGGTAACCACGATTCCCGCTTCGAGAACTACCTCTCAGGCCGTGTGGGCGAGTTTGAGGAGATGACCGGCATGACTCTGCTGGACTATCTGCCGCGCTGGGAAGCGGGCTGGGCGGTCCACCTGAACCGTGAGCAGGACGACTGGCTCTGCATCCGGCACCGCCCCATAGCCGGCGGGGTTCACTCTGCCTACAACTCAACCCTTAAGGCTGGTGTCTCGTATGTTCACGGGCACATGCACAAGCTTCAGGTTACGCCGTGGGCGGACTATCGAGGTCGGCGTTATGGCGTAGACACCGGGACTCTGGCGGAGCCATATGGTCCGCAGTTCAACTACACTGAGGCCAGTCCGGTCAATTGGGCATCGGGGTTTGCCGTCATTACCTTTGTGGGCGGTAAGATGCTTCAGCCGGAACTGTGCGTCGTCGAGCATGGCAAGGCATGGTTCCGTGGTAAGGCGGTCTAGGGGAATCTTACACCGTCTGTCTCGATCTTCTGATCCTGAAGCGACTCGACGTAGGCGGTTACGATCGCCTCGATGAACTGGTCAAACTGACCAGGTGTGAACTCGAGGAAGTTGTAAACCCCCGATGCCTCGATGAAGTGGCCGGCCGCAGCAGCGGCTTCGTTCATGGCAATTTGTTCGTTCGGTGATTTGTCGATCATATAGTCATCCATACATCGCATTGAGCAGAAGCGGGCCTTGCGTCGAAGCACCCCCGGTGGCGGCAGATACAGGAATCCCCGCGCCTCCCGTTTGCACATCGGACACAAACCGAACGTCCACAATTTCTGTGTACTTACCATTCTGGCGAACCTGTATTTCAATTGGCTTAGCTAACCGGCCGGACCAAGCGAGAGCCTGCTCGGTGCTGTCGGGGATGGCGTCTGGGGCGACGAGTCTGCGCTGCCACCAGCGTCGAGCCTTGTCCTTGGCAAAGCCCTTGTGGTCGAAGCAGACCCACTCGCTGATCTGACTCAGCCCACATCGGTAGTCCACCCGCATCGAGTCCGGCTTGTCGGGTTTCTTGTGGCGTCGATACGACACCGCATTCACCTTGCGCCAGATGGCCGGAGCCTCGATAGACATGACCGCCAGTGTCGTCGCTGTACGCTCGATCTGAACCTCTCTAGCCGGCCAGACATAGCCACAGTCGGGGCACTCCTTGAGGGCCGCAAAGACGATGCTGTCGCATTTGGGGCAGGTCTTGACCGGGGCCTCGCCTTCTCCGTCGCTCTTACGAGGTTTCTTGGGATTGACCCGATCGACCGGGCCATGCCGAGCCACGTTGCCGGCGAAGTCCAGCACCAGGCACTCCGTCTTGCCGGGAGAGTTGCGCATACCCCGTCCCATGATCTGTATATACAAGCCGGTTGACTGAGTCGGTCGCAGCATGGCGATCATGTCTACGGCAGGGGCATTGAAGCCGGTGGTCAGTACGCCCATCGAGGCAAGGCATTGGATCTGGCCGGCCTTGAAGTCGCGCACGATCCGATCGCGGTCTTCGCTGGCGGTGTCCCCAAAGATCGTCTCGCAGGATATGCCGGCAGCGCGGATCAGTTCGGCTACGTGCTGAGCGTGGCTAACGCCCGCGCAAAAGATTAGCCAAGACTTTCGGTCTTTTCCGTACTCGATGATTTCTCGGACGGCTGCACGATTGACATCATCCTTGTCCACCGCTCTTTCCAAGTCACCTTGGATAAACTCGCCGCCTCTGGTCGCGACGCCGCTAACGTCCAGTCGCGTCTTGGGTTGCTTGGATACCAGCTTGGTGAGGTAGCCTTGCGAGACCATGTCTTTGAGATCTGCTTCATACGATACCGCGCTGAAGAGGGCATCCTTGCCCTGATGGAGTAAGCCGCTGTCGAGCCGATACGGCGTGGCGGTCAACCCAATCACGCGCATATCTGGGTTCATGAGTTTAAGGTTCTTCAGAAACTTTTGGTACATCGTATTCGTCTTGCGAGGAATCAGATGCGCCTCATCAACCAGAACCAGATCGACCTTGATGAATCGGGATGCTTTCTTGTGCACCGACTGTATCCCACAGAATACGATCGAGGGTTCGTACTCGCGCCGCTTCAGGCCAGCCGAGTTAATACCCGCCGGGGCCTCTGGCCACAGCCCTTTGAGTTCGTCGTAGTTCTGCTTGATCAACTCTCGAACATGGGTGACCACTAGGATCTTCGTATCAGGCCACTGCCCCAGAACCTGCCGACAGAACTCCGCAATGACCACGCTCTTGCCGGTGCCAGTCGGTAGCACGATGAGCGGGTTGCCGGTGTCCTCTGCAAAGAAGCGCAGGGTGGCGTCGATTGATTCTGATTGATATGGCCTGAGTGTGATCATGAGTCAAATTCCGTTCTGGGTAGTTGTGCCATGAGTGCTTGTGCGGCGCGTTTAATTTTTTCCAGTTCACCGATCGACTGAGACATCACCATTGCGTAGCCGTAAGAGTCGAGTGCTCGCAGAATCGTTTCGATGTCTTCGCCGGTCAGTAGTAACTCGTCGGCTTCATCGTCCTCGGTTATTTCGAAGTGTCGATCCATACTGATCCATCCCCCATCTTGTACTCGACCCAGTCAGGACCTGAGTTTATCTGCTCGCCGGGGATCAGATCGGGGATGAACAAGTGCTGGTCACAGCCGGCAAGCTGCGCCTCTTGGTCTAAGTCCTTGTTGTGGAACTCGCACTTCCATCCGCCTTCCTTCACAGGTGTGCTGTGCAGACAGGTGCGGCAAGACTTGCGATGCGGGAATTCTTGATCGTGGCACATGTTATGGAAGGTGCAGAACTTGCACTCGTGCCATGCGGGATCTTCGGTGATCTTGCTCGGCGGCCTCGATGAAAAGATGATTCGCTTGGCCTTCTCGATAAACTTCTCGGCTTCGGCCTGTACATACTTTGTCCGGGCACTCACCAGATCGCGAACGCCAGGAGAGGCGACGGTCATGTAGTGCCGGGTCGCGCCGAAGTAATGCATGTAGACCTGAGCCTGCGCGTAGTACACGTAGTCCCAGTTCTTCAGGGCTTCGTCTTCACCCTTTGAAATCTTAAGCGATGCCAACTTCTTGAACTTGGTTTCATTGACAACCTTGCACTCCCACACATGGAGCTTCTCGGGCGACTGGATCAAGCCAGTCAGCAGCCCGTCGCAGTTGCCACGGAAGTGTCCACCCAGATCCTCAAAGGAGTGCTGCACACCGGGTTCTTTCTCGGTTGACAGCTCGATGCCGGGGACGAGACGGATCATGTCAGCAACGACATCCTCGCCCCTGTGCCCATCATTAATCCTGCGCAGGCCAGCGGCTTCAATGAAACCTTTCTTGACCCAACGGAATCCGAGCCAGAGCTTGCGCTCGCATGACTCGCCAATGGATGACGCGCCGAGATAGTTTCGGCTACGGCTTTCTTGCCCGCGCTCCATCATCAGATCGATGGCTGATAGCGTCGGGTCTTGTGTCTGCGGGATCTTGGCCATGGTTCCCCCAAAGGGAGGCGCGACACTCGGTTGTATCGGGGTTAGGCGGGTATCACGCCTCCGAGTGCCGCGCCGCCTGTTTACTTAGTGTGCTTTTCCCAAGGCTTCGCAGCCGCCGGCTTGGCAGCAGCAGGAGCAGGGGCAGCCGTTGGCGTAGCATCGGATACCGAGAGGTATGCCGGACGCGCTTCCAAAGTTCCCTGCTTGTTCTCCTTGTGACGAATCACAACCTTGATGGGCTTGAAGTGCAGACGCTCGGAATCATCCGGCGGCAGATCCATGCCTACCGCACGAGAGATCGAAAGCAATTGCTGGTTGGCAATCTTACGAGTCGTCTCGTTGGGGTTCAGGATGTTCAGACGATCCCAGAACTTACGGCCAGCCGGCACGTTGCCCTTGATGATGTCGAACTCCAACCACAAGTAGTGGCCGGTGCCCGCCTTCGTCTCGCGGATATCCGACTGCACGATCTGCATGACGTACTCGCCAGCAGGAAGGATGCTGTTGTCACCCATCGGCTCAAGGTTTTGGAACTCGGTGGGGTTCAGGTTTAACTTAGCCATTTGTTTTACTCTCCAGTTACTTGGTTCATCGATGAGGCAAGCGCCTCGGAAAACTTTGCATAGTCCAGCGGCAGCGAATCCGGCAACGACCAACGTGACTTGGCCTGCCAGCCTGGACGCTCTTGCGTGTACAGCACACGGTTACCGTTGCCGACTGCGCGAGTGACCTTCTGGTTAAAGCCAACATCAGACTTGACGGTGCTGTACTGCTGATTCGCAAACATCAGGATGTCGCACCACTCGCTCACCAGACTTGCGCTGCCGTGATGCAGGTCGAGTTGGTAACGGTCATACGGGTCAGCGAGCGGGTCGTCGAATCGTTTGACCTGCGTGTGCGCGAGCAGGATTACCTGCATGTTCTTCTCGTTACGCAGATGGTCGAGACCATCAAGCAACTGACGCCAGTAATCCGCAGCCGCCTTGTAGCCACGGCCGTAGCCGATGGCATCAATCGTCGCCACGTTGTTGTCCTGCGCGACACGCTTGTGGATCAGTTGCTCAGCCCAGTCGGCGCTGTCCACGACAACGGTAGCGAACTCATGATCTTCGCTAGCCAGTGCGCCGATCGCGTCCACCATTTCCTCGTAAGAGGTGCACAGCGGAAAGGCATCGACGTTGATGGCATCGAGTCCTTCTTCAGTCTGGATGAACACCGGAGCCGGTGCGTTAGCAGCAAAGGTGGATTTGCCGATGCCGTGGGTTCCGTACACCACAATGCGCGGCGGACGGGCGACACCAGTCTTTCTCAAACTACTTAGTGATATAGCCATCTCAAACTCCTTGGACGATTTTTACGTCTGTCTTGGCGGGTTCAATAGTCAGAGCTGAAGCCAGAACTTTGTACAGTTGCGGCTCGTTATTGGCGAGGTACTTAACGCCAGTCTCATCAAGCTCGCGCTTGAGTTTCACGGGATGCAAGCTCTCGGGAATGCGAGCAGCGATGGCGCTGTCGAACATGTCCCAATCAATCTTGCGCTTGAGTTTGCCCGTGATGGTGATCTTGTAGTCACCGACTTGGTGCGTCTTAGCACCTTCCTCTCTCTTACCGAGGATAGTAATCAGCTCTTCTTCTAGCGCCACTCGATGCTCGTTTGCTTTGCGCTCATCTTGCTTTGCTTGGAAAAGTTCATCAGCGATTTCGATTTCAGTTCTCATACAGGTTCTCCGTTTTGCGTGTTTGTCGGGGATGCCGACGGAAGAAAGGTAACACCCCTTGTGACAGGATGCAAGTGGTGGCAAGATGTCACCATCCGAAGGAGGATCAATGTCGTTAAATGAATGGCTAGAACGAAATCACTTGACACATGAGCAATTTGCTGCCATGTGCGGGTGTACCCGTGCCGCTGTCACCCGGTGGTCGTCCGGCTCCAGGATGCCGTCTCCCAAGTGGCTGAAGATTATAGAGCGCAGAACCAAGGGGCAAGTAAGTCTGCGCTATGAATTGGAGATGACCGATCGCGAGAAGATCTATGTCTCGTTGTACCGGAAAGGGTTCACGCTTTCGGCAGCGGCAAAGAAACTTCGGATCAGTCGCAACACATTGAGCCGGTTCCTGACCAAGAAGGCAGAGACACCGGATGACATCGTCGATCGTATCTATAAGTTAGCGGGGTTGTAATGATTGACATCGTGATTCATGGCAAGCCGATGCCAAAGGGTCGTCCTAGATTCGCAAAGCGTGGAAGAAAGGTTGTGACCTATACGCCACGCGAAACCGAGATCTATGAGATGAACATCAAGGCATTGGCGCAAATCGCTATGCTCGGCAAAAGTATGTTTGAAGGGCCAGTCAAAGTTACGGTCACGGCATACTTTGCACACAAGAAAAAAACGGGGTGGCACATCTCTCGTCCTGACTTGGACAACATCGTCAAGGCGATCATGGATGGGCTGAATGGCGTTGTCTTTAGCGACGACGCAGTGGTAGCACAACTCGTGGCCTCGAAGCAGTACGGCGAGGAACGAGTCGAGGTTCAAGTCGAAAATGTCTGACAACTACATGCAACAGTATGGTGCCAAGCTCATGGATGGGGGCTATCGCATCATACCGATTATGCCGGGAACCAAACGTCCAGGACGTTGGGACGGCAAGAGCTGGGGTGAGTTGGCTCGATGGACCGAAGTCAACGTCCAGCAAGTTCACATCGATCTCTGGTCTAAGTGGCCGGGATGCGGCATCGGTATCTTGTGCGGCGAAGTCATCGCCATCGATATCGATATCTTGGAAGCCGAGGTCGCCGTCGAGGTGGGCAAGGTTTTCCAAAAGCATTTGGGCGAAGCCGAGCTGATGCGTATCGGCAAGGCACCGAAGGCGCTGTATCTGTACCGCACTGATGAACCGTTCACCAAGATCTCCATGCACCCGATCGAGGTGCTCGGGCAGGGGCAACAGTTCGTCTCCTATGCCGTGCACCCAGAGACCAACAGACCATACGAGTGGCCGTTCTCTGCGCCGCATGAGACGCCCGTAGACAGCCTGATCACGGTGACCCGAGAGCAAGTACTCGCTGCTTGCGAGGAAGCCTATAAGACGATCCCGCCGAACCTGCGGCAGCGAAAGCTTGGGGGCAACGTCACCACCGTGATCCCGAACAAGGATGCCAAGACATCCTATGATGGACTCGTGGGTACCATGGCTGCGGTCGAGGACTCCCTGCGCTTTGTGCCGAACCCGGATCTGTCATGGGACGACTGGAACAAAATTGGCATGGCAATCTACTGCGCCACCGAAGCCAAGGGTTACCACATCTTTGACCAGTGGTCGCAAGCCTCGGGTAAGTACAACCAACTCGAAACCCGGCAGCGATGGGATCACTACAGCAAGTCACCACCCACCAAGATAGGCGCAGGATCGCTGTACTTTTTTGCACAGCAAAACGGGTGGGCACCTCCGCCGCATCTGGATCTGAATCCGATCAAGGCTGTGAAGGTAGACCTTACTAACCTTGAGCCACCCAAGAAAATACCCAAAAGCACCCGAAACAATTTTCCGATGGAGTGGTTCAACAGTCCGTCGCTCGTTGGCCGGGTCACTCGATGGATCAACTCCACAGCACAGCAGCCGCAGCCGACCTTCGCGCTGATGAATACCATCTGCATGTTCGGTGCGCTCTTCGGTAGACGCTATGCCATGGCGCATCTACACACTCGGTGCAACATCTTCGTGATCGCCGTTGCCAAGCCCGGTGCCGGTAAGGATCACAGCCGTCAGCGCGTCAAGGAATTGATGATCGCCTCTGGCCTCGGGCAACTGATCTGCGGCGATCGCTTCAGTTCCGGTGTTGCCATCCTGAGAACGCTGTTCGACTATCCATCAAGGATCAGTCATCTCGACGAGATGGGTCTGTACCTCCAGAGCCTGACTGCAAAGAATGCGGCAGGGCACCAGCGCGATGTAATCAAGACTTTGCTCGAAGTCTACTCGAGTAGCAGCGGCGTCTATCACGGCCAGGAATATGCTGACTCACGCGAGCGGCAGCGTCTCGATATCAATCAGCCCAACTTCAACTTCTTCGGCACGACAACACCGAGGACGCTGATCCCTGCGCTGAACCACGACATGGTGGACAACGGTACGCTTTCGCGCATTCTGCTGATCCCGCCCTTCGAGGATTATCCGAACGCGCAGATACCCGAGAAGATGGATGTGCCCGAGGATCTGATCGATGACATCCGCAGATCCTATGAGGTGGCACCGACCAACGTCGGCAACCTAACGAACATCCAGACTCTGGCTTCGTCGTCGATCGCACCGATCGTAGTCGAGTGGGAAGACACCGCCTTCGCCGAGTACAGCAAGGTGCGCGACTGGCAGCTTCAGCATTCGCGAAACGACGATGCCCTCTGGGTGCGCTACACCGAGATCACCATCAAGCTTGCGATGATCGAGGCCATTGCTCGTGACCCGAGCAGCCCGATCGTGACGTTCGAGATCTTCAAGATGGCTAACGATCTGGCTCGATGGTCGTTCAACTATACGGCTGACCTGATCACCAAGGAGGTTGCCGAGAACGAGATCGAAGCCTCGCACAAGAAGATCCTGAACATCATCCGCAAGGCCGGCGAGGATGGACTCAGCACCACCCAGTTGGCCAAGTACTGTCAGGGGATGAAGGCTCGCGATCGAAACGAGATTCTCCAGACGCTCATGGAAGCCGGCGACATCATCGAGGAGACAGTGAAGGCAGGCGGAGCCGGGCGCGATCGCAAGGTGTACCGAGTCAGGAAGTAGGACTGGAAGTGCTGGTAAAAAAATGCCCCGGCGGAGCTAAGCTTCGACACCGGGGCCAACTCTCTACAGGAGATAGCACAGAGAGATCTTAGCTCCTCGGGTCTTTACCTGCAAGCCAGGAGATGTACCAAGCGGCCTTCTTAGCCTCCTGCTCGGGGGCATCCTTCTGCCCTAGCCGCCAGAGGTAGGCCATCGCGCTGCCCTTGCAGTAGCCACGGAACTCCTCGGGAGTGAGCGCAGCCCGCAAGGCGTCGATGCATTCAACTGATCCGCTCTTATAGTGATTCGGATTTACCGGGTCGCTCACGCTTGGCTCCTTTCTTCTTGGCCTTTCGCTTGGCGTGGCTGAGCTTTGCCATTCGCTGATAATGTTCTTTAGATCTTCGCTTCTGATCTCCTGAACCAGCGCTTCCACCTCGGCTTCCGATACTCGCCAAGTATTCTCTGACTGCATTTTTAACCTCGGGCATTTCTAAGTAACTCCAGTTCACGTTTCAAAGTAGTAATCTCTAAAGCCAAGATGTTGGCCTCAAGCTGAAGGCCGGCGCTTCGAATACTGGCGAGCGCCTGATCAACCTTAACCTGCTGAGAATGTTTCCACGGCATCCGTTCCATCTCCGTCTTCCATGCGCCAGCCGGAGAGATGTTGTCAACGGTCATAATTCGCTCCTGACTTTTTCGATGACGTTATCCCAAGACGCAATCATGTTGTCCCTCGGGTAGATCTTGACGCTCGGATACCACAGGCTGTGATCGCCGTCTTTGTTGCCCCAGTACCAGAGCTTGTTGGCATCCATAAGATGCACCGGGACTCCGATGGCACCGGCTACGTGAACCGTGCTGCTACTGATAGCTACGAGCATGTCGCATGCAGCACACGCAGCCGCTAGACCTTCGATGTCCTTCAGCAGATCCACGCTTGTCGTAACGATGTTCGTGCCGTAAGCCTCGTTGAACTTCTCAACCGCTGCCTTCGAGGAACCGTATTGCAGGTTCAGAAACTTGTAGCCGGGTAGTCGCAGGATCGGCAGTAGCTGCTCAAGGTTCACACTCTTATGCGGTCCGATCTTGATGGCGCTGCTAACCCATGAAACTCCGATGACCTTATCGTTGCCAGTAAAGCCAGCCTCGTCGCAGATCGCTTTGACACGAGCCGGATCTGGCTTCAGGTATTCCCGCGCAGCATGCTTCGCAATGTCGTCAACGGATTCGACGAAGCAAGATCCGAGACTGGCAAACGGAATGTGCGCGTCATAGGAGTCCGATCGGATCTTGTCGATGTGCGACATGAACTCGATGTCCGGCATTGACCGCTTGAAGATGCTGATCAAGCGTGGATCAACCATCGCTGTGACCTTCTCGACTCGTTGCTTTAGGGCCGGAAGCAAAGATCCGTAGATCACCTGATCACCGATGCCTTGCTCGCCCCACACCAGAACCGACTTGGCATCTGAGGCCGTCGTCCATTGGGGCTTTTGCGTCAGCAGCGGACGGCTCTTGAATCGGTCGCTCTTCCAGCGAGTGTCATACAGCGGCCAGCCTTCTTTGAACTCGCCCTGCTGAAGCAGAAGCAGTCCCAGAATCCACTGCGCGTTGGCGTGGTTGGGGTCGAGCTTGTTGGCTTCGCGGAAGCTCTCTAATGCTTCTGGCCATCGACGCATCTCCCATTGCGATGCCCCTCGCTGAATGTAGGCCAGCAAGTAATCGGGCTTCAGCTTGAGAGCGCGGTCAAAGTCTTTGATGCCCTCGTCATACTTTTGCTGCTCAGCTTTGACGATGCCACGGTTAACAAGATCGTCAGCCGTTAGCTCGCCACGCTTCTCGGCAGCGTCGTAGTACTTCTCAGCCCCGGCAAAGTCACGCTGGATCTGAAGCAGTCGAGCCTTTGCTCGATAGGCCACGATGTCTTTCGGGTTGAGCGCAATGGCTACGTTGCAAAGGTCGAGCGCCTCGGCATACTTGCCCGCTTGAAAGGCAGTCTCAATCTTCTTGATTGCTCGCTGATGTTTAGTGTGATTGCTCATAATGTCGATGCCACCGCCATCCATTCCTTGCCGTACTCAACGTGAGTCCAGTCCTCAAACCAAGGACCACCGCGAGTCATGTGTACCGCAATCGGATTCGGACAATCGTCCTTGGTGTACCACCCTTCGAGGTAGTTGTACGCAATCGGTAAGTGGCCGATCAAGTCGTCGGTTAGCCACTGAAACCTATGAAGATACATTCCAGTAGTGATGTTCACAACCTCTGGCGTGAGCTTCTTAACTTGTTCATGCTCGCAGTTGATGAACATGAAACTCGACCAGTTCTTGCGGGGGTATTGATGCTGCGCCTTGTTGTCCATTTTGACCGATTCGGTCGGCCTGTAATCGTGCGGTACCACGAAGCACGCTTTTGCCCCGTCGGCGTAGTCAAGCAATCCCGCGATGTCCCCCCGGAAAAGAAAATCGCAGTCTACAAAGACCGCCCAGCCGGAGTACCCCGCGAGGTATGGAGTCAGAAACCGCG